GGCTTGTTCACCAACATTCTCGAAAGGAAGGTTCCCTTGCTTTAGGCTTTTCAAGGCCTAACGAAAGACAACGCGTAATTTACGCGTTGACCCAGCGGAGTTTCGTGTAAACGGCTCCGCGCCGTGACGTGACTGCAAAGCGCTCTTCGTCGAGAGGTTCCTTACGGTCTATGAAACCATTCCATGGAGTATCAAGCTTCATGGGGTAGGCTCCATAGCCAAAGGGGCTCTCGATCGAATATGAAGCGAATTCATCGTTGTTATAGCCGTAGTCGTGTGAGGGAATTACCTCAGACTCTACGGCCAAACTACCGATGTTCTCGCCCAGGCACTTTGCCAAGGCCCGGTACCCAGTAAGGCGGTCTGCCTTCTTCTTGATCCGCACGGTATAACCGCGCGTCTGGAAGCAATGGTGATCACTATTCCATCTCATGACGGAATAGTGGCCAGAGACTGAATACCAGCCCAACAACTCCGAGTCTGGTCTGACATGGGGCAACTCAGTCCCCATGACCGATTCTACAATTGCTCGTAGAATCGCCGACGTCTTCCAATAGCCCTTCAGGTAAAACTGATTGGCTGTGGAAACCGTCGCAGCGACACCGGAAGCGTCACGCTTTGACTTCGGCGGCATAGTACGGACGTAGACAGGGGTAACGATGTTCCCCCCGAATGCGTCTATTCCGCAGGACTCCCTAAAGTGGCTCATAGCAAAAGACTTGCTACGATTCACCAGGAGCCCTGCTGTTTCTAGGCCGTCGATGACAATGTCTACCTCCTTGGTAGGCACGATTAAGTCATCACCATAGACAAAGACCTTCTTACTGAAGGCCTCGACCCTCGGGTGATGAACAGGGAGACCATAACGTTCCATGAAGGAAGCTATAGCGATCGAATAGAAAGCCATAGATTCCAACGGGAACGTTAGAGCAGATCCTTGGGATGCGAACTTCTTCATGGGAATTATCTTTCCATTTGGGAGCTTTGCATATTTACTACGACATGCAAAGACTGCCCGGTTGACATCGGGTTGACTTTGCACCATCAGGTGAACAACGGCCGCATGTAAGCGGTCGCTGGCCTCCTTCAGGTCTATCGTAGCAAACTCTCTCGTAATCGAACTCGAGAGAGCCAAGGCGCCATTGATTGATTGATCAGTGAAATTGATCTGACCACGGAGACGCTTATCGCGCTCTATGGCTGGAACAATAACCCTCATCAGTCCCTGTTGTACGTATTGATTATACACAGGTTCAATGGCAATGACGCGAGGCGTCTTTTGTGTCTTTGGGACAAATGCAACCTTGACAGGAGGTTCATCTTTTGGATGAACCTCTTTAAAGTCAAGTATGCCGTCCGCTCCTAACGACTCTGCGAGTTCTTCATAGTTGAAGAACCAGTAGCGGTCATAAGGTAGCACACGAGTAAGACGTCGCGACCATTGTCGGTGAAGGTACTTTCGGTTACCCGAAGTACCGTCGACAGTGGTCCCAGGTCCGTGCCGGGTAGGCATACTACCGTCGTCTCGTACAACACGAGCAAGACGTTAGAGAATTCCGCCGTAATACCAACGAGAAGCTTGAGAAAAGCTTTCTTTAAGCTTCCATTGGTTGACACGGAACTTCGCGACTTCTGCTTCACATGACGCATAGGCAACTCCAGCTGCTTGCTGTCGTTGCTTAGTGCACTCCAACCTGACTTTATTGAATGCGAGGCAAATCTGCCTAACACCAATAATAGCATCGGGAGATGGAGTTTCATGTAGGACTCCTTTCTTTGAGTCGAAAACGAGACTCGTGAAACCTTGCAAGAATGCAGGGAGACACGCCCCTTTACTGGTTTTGAAGCCAGTGAAGAGGTCTGGGAGCCATCGGCCAGCCTCAATGCTTCTTTCGAAGCCTTTAGCAAAAGCCGGTAGGCATATCGTCAAAAACGATATACCTTCGTTTTCTGTCCGCGACTTCAGAGTTATGAAATCGCGGCACGTGGAGGTACTACACGCCAAGCCCGCATCCGCGAGCATGGCCTTTAGGATCTCGGAAACATCCGAGAAGAGGAGCCGTTTTCGGCTTTTCATATACTCCCCCTTTCGAAGGGTGGTATATTCCTAGTGACAATGAACGCAAATTGCGGACCCCACTGAGAAGTTAATACTCAGTGTATGAGTCGATCAGCGTGCCAGTGCTTGACAGTACTGGAGAGCTAAATTAACTCTCGTTCCCGAGAAGCTTTGTGACTGCGGCCGATGAGGACGCAGTCAACCAGGCGCACAGGGCATTGACGCAATAAGTGATCTCAGTATCGCTAATGAGACCCCAATTGGGGTTATCAATAACGAGCTGGACCTTGAGAATGGCGTCCTGTTGGAGCGTCGAGTAAGGATTTGTAACAAGATCCTTCCTCGAGAACTCGACAAGATGTCTCTCCTTCTTTGCCTGCAAATCGTGCGAAATCCTGAGGGCATAAACCCCCTGGGCCGTACGATAAATCGACTCGTACCCGTTTCCGCTAACCCGAGGCATTACTTTCGGGTCGGCATTGACGGTTAGTGTTTGTGGGTCCGCGAACATTGTCACGACTCCTATTTGGTTTAGTCGCTAACGCGACGGTTTGTGATTCATCAGAGCTATTCGCTAACAGAGGGGTTATACTCTCTGGATCGCTAGTGCTCCTAGAATCGCGAGCTGAAGCGGGGACAATTCCACTTCAGGAGTTAGCCCAAATGGATCTACTTTTCTACGCACTTTAGTCTCAAAAATATGAGACAAGGAGCAAGAGAGGTATCCATCTGTCGTGTGCTGGGTGTACTCACGTGTGGTTTTACCCATTACGTAAGCATACCTGCTGACTTGTCGATCTGCGACGTTATCTTCGAGGTTGTGTAACACATCCCCGACATTAGCGAACCAGTCGATAAGCCATGTCCACGGCAATGCATCCCAAACATCAGCTGGCGTGATCCGAAGACCAGCCAGTGCGGCCCCGATGTGGGGTCGTGTGTTTGGCCAGCGAATGTCGTCAATCCAAAACAAGAACTCGCCGGAAAACCAGCGTTCTCTTGTAATGGTGTATCTTGACGATTGACGCCACGAATCCGTTAAAGACGGTTTCCCCCAATCAGGGGCCGTATTTCGCATTCGTAGACCAGCTTCCTCCCAAAGGAGGCCGCTGTCGCTGGTAGATGAGAGACGACCTTCTCTTCTGACCGGTTTCCCGGAATTGGCTATAAGAAAGTCAATTCGTTGTGAAACACGCTCGTAAAACTTCACGAGCTTGATCACATCTTGCAGAAGAGGCTTCCATCCATACTGAATCGCAAGGAAGTAGTCAGCAATGCCTTTGAGAGAACTTACGCTTGCATAAAGCAAACGCGGGAACTCTCTAAGCTCTGCTAACGCAACCCCAAGACTCAACATGGGTTTAGCCGGCTTGAAAGTATTCCAAGCCGCAGGTCCTAAGGCAGCGATTTCCTCAAAGTCCACTGCTGGTGGTAAATCAGCAGATGTGGAAGAACCGTCATGGAATTCACCATAAAAGTTCAACCATATCGAACCTTGAGTTCTCGTGTTGCCTTGCCAGTCACTGCTTATATAAGCATTGCCCGGCCGCCACCAACTCCGTCTGATAGTCAAAATGCCGCCGTCATCCGAGATTAACTCTCGTTTGCCGCGGAACTTTGGGTTTCTAACGGTGTCGATACAAAGTTCGTGGTTAACATGTTGCACATTTGTGCTAGTGCTAATCGAACCTTGTGGGAACGCTTCACTTGGCTTGGCTATAAAAGAAATCGTCTCGCGCGGAAGTAAAACCGTACGATAACGCTCTCTTTGTATCCTTGGGGCTTGTGGCCCGTAGGAACCATCAAATTCGGGAATGATTGTCCCGGATCCTGGTTCTCCATCCATAGTGTTTGCGCTCCTTTGGCGCTCATCAAAGATGCTAGGCTAAAACAGAACATGC